GCTACTTCTAGTATATCTGATGGGGTCGCTACAATTACAGTATCTGGGGGGGCAGACCGGGGAATGATGAGTACCAACTCATTTGATCTAGGAACAGCATTTAGGGGGAGATGGAACGTATCGGCAGAATCGGATTATATTGATGTTGGATATAAGAAAGCCATTACTGGAAATGTTAATAAAAGTGCAATTGGGTATTCAGGATCAAAAATATATATTTCTCATATCTCGAGTACATCCCAAACGGCCAGAAGTCAGGTTGCAACATCATTGGGCGTTTGGAATATTCGCCGTATATCATCATCAAGTACTAAATACTCTTATGGTTCTGGTGCGGAATCAGAAATTACGACGAATGTTCCTTCATCATTGAATAATATCACTATCGGTGCATATAACGCCCATGTTTTGTTGTTAAGCGCAGCATAACCAACCTCACCACTTATTGTATGGTCAGGTCTTAGCCAGATAACTCCGCAAATTAACTGGTCCAATGCAAGAAAGATAATAAACAACCTGTTAGCGATTGATTTTAATGCCTTCATTCTGCTACCTCTATTCTATGCAATCCAAGTAACTCAAGTGCGGCAAAAGGCTCCATGTCTACCAGCACGCGGATTCTCGTTGGGTCATTTCCAGTGATTTCCTGTACGCCATCTTCATTAGTTGTAAGTAATTCGTATTTCATTATAGTTCAGCACTCCATCCTAAATAACCGCCACCCAAAACTCTACCTTGGACTCCTTGTCCAGCAGTTAAAAGACCAGTAGCAATAAAGGTAACGCTTCCAACAAAAGGTTTTGCATTTGCAAAAATTGGAACACTTGAGCTGGTAATAGTGCCTCCGCTTGTTAAAATTGTATAATCTGTACTAGTTCCACTTTGTTCCAAAGCGGTCGGGCTAGTTCTCATACTTACTGGAAACCATACGGACATTTCCGCGCCGCCGGTACTAGAATTAAAACCACTTCCAATTCTAGAAATGGCGTTTTCCGTGTTTAATCGGTAGTAATAACGCTGGCAAGCGGCTAATTCTGTTGCATAAGTAGGAGTGGCTGGAGCATAAGGGCTTGCCTGATTTCCAACCTCTAGCTGCACTCCAGTTACTTCGTAGTAATCTGCTGCGCCAGCTGTGCCAACAGGAGTATTAACAAAGTTAATGCCAATCTGTGTAATCGTTGAACCTAAAGTGACGCTTGCTGTAAATCGCTGCCATGTTGTTGTTAGAGTTGCAGTTCCTAAAATAGCGTTACTTGCCCCAGTAAATCCTGATAATACGCTTTGATCTGTTCCTGTACCTGTTACTAGTCTGTATTGAAGTCTGCTTGCGGCTGTTGAGTAATCAGCACCTTTTCTAGCATAAAATGAAAATGTGACAGTTTTTCCTGCGTAAGGAATTGAATTAACAGTCTCGAATGATTGAGCAAACTGCATTTCATTTGTCTGTGTATTGCCAGAGTTTCTTTTTACTCTAGCGCAGTACTGTATGAATGGAAGGTTTGTGGTATCACCTGTGACTTCGCGGCTGATAGTTGCAGCTGATTGAGAGATAATTGCTTGCCATCTATCCGCGCTGTATTTATTCTCATTATTGTAGGCAATTGAAGTGCCACGCTGCCAGACATTGAACTGGGAGTTAAGCGCGCCATTGCGTGTGAACGGACGAAACAGGAATGTGTCTAGATCCTGACCAAGCGTAGAGATGGCGGTTGCGCCATTTTTTACAAGGTCACTCGATGTGGGTACATCAAAGCCATAATTCGTAGTCACCGATGCCATTAGGTTAAAGCTCCTGTCGCGTTAGTCCAGATAAGTGTACCATTTACACCTGTCCACTCTAATGTGGCAGGCAATACTGTTTCCCATTGTGTCGTTGATAGTGAGAAGTCTGTCGCTGAGACATAAAGGGTAATCTCAGTAAAGCTAGGAGTTGCCCTAAGTGCGACATTCTCCACAAAGCCATCAAACTGCCCACCTAGCAAGTTACTAGGCAGATTGTTAATTAAGACAGGCTGACCAAAGAAAACCCCAATAAGATCATTACGCATGGAATCTGGCATCTCTGGATTATCTAGGCGGAAGGTAATCGCACCTAATGAGCCGCGTGGGTTCTTGCGCAGATTAAGCTCTCTGGTGGCGATGTCGGTGATGTCTGCAAGGTTCTTGATGTTGGAGTCAAAGGAACGCTCAAAGAGCCCATAGGAGGCTATAGAGTCGGTATCAGAGGTAGTGTAGGTGCTGGCGTATCCTGTGGCGTAGCGATAGATAAGGCTGTTGCGGATGCGAGCAGTCTGAGTTGTTGAGGTGATAGAGCTGGGTGTTGCATACGCGCCATCAAGGTTAGTAAAGCCATTTGCTGCGAGATAGTTAGATCTATGATCGGCATCGTCATAACTGACATTCCCATCGTTTTCTTCGTGGAGCTGACCGAGTGCGCTTTGAGCAATCTGATCTGCCAAGGTCTGAGACTTAGCGGATGCATCAGCAGCCAAGGCAATCATGGTGTAGAAGCCTGCATCAATTGTGCCGATGTACGACTCAGCTGTTTCCCATGTCTGGGTTGCTGGATAGGTATCCCATGTGACTGTTGGAGTTACTTCTGCCCATGAAAGGTTAAGAGCTGCACCAAGGATTGCGCTGATCTGTGCGCCATCTAAACCCTCTGATAGGGCTGTGTTATAGATAGCCTTGGTCAGTCTGGCAAGAGATCCAATGCCTAGAATTGTGCCTGTGGTGATGTAGCCTGACTCTTCAGGGCTTCTAACCCCAATGTTGAAGTCTGAAACTTCCCCGCCAAAGACTGTGACATAAGTACCGCTTGAGTTTTTAAGCTCTAAGGTAATTGGCTCTGTGACATTGATGGTAAAAGGAGAGTTGTCCGTATTTACGATTTGGACTTGACAATAGCCCGCTGTGCATTGGCGATCAATGTCTAAGCGACCAGAAGCATAGGAAACAGAGGTGACAGTCGTATAAACATCATCACCTACAGTCACTCGCCATTCTGGAAGCCATGTCATCCGATGTTGTAACCTCTCAATGTGCCGCGTGTAGCTGCATCTGTTAGCACCTGATCAATTGCCTCTGCGATGGCGTTAGGGTCGCCAATGCCTGTGTTCACAATGATTGTGTTGCCTGTGTTAGCCCCACCCTGATAGCGACCTGCGCCCATAGCATAAGCCATCTCAGCATTGTAATCATTGTAGTTTCCTGCGCTGTCAATTCTTTGACCGCCATAGATTACCCGTGGATCTGTTGCACCTGAGATGTCGTAACCTGTACGCGCTGCAATAGCCGCTGCAACGCTCTTAGATGTTATTCTGGATGAAACTACGCTACCGCCACCGAATACACCTGAACCTGCGCCACCGCCTGTGGTTGTGGCTGTTGCTTGCATACCTAGCAAGGTTTGGAGCAAGGCAATAGCATCTAAAAGGTTTTGCAGATTAATCAAGTCTTTTGGCTGCAAGGAGTCAAGGATTGATTTAATGTCTTGAAGCTTAACATTTTGCATACCAAGCGCGCTAAGCACCTTGAGATCTGCATTGAGTTTATTAGTTGCAGCGATGATGGCTGCTTCATCTTTTGCAGCAATAGCATCTTCTAAGGCAAGAATTGACTTCTTTACATTTAGGCGAGCAGTATCATTAGCAATCTGTAAGACTTGAGCTGCGCTTGTTGCCTTGCCTAACTGCTCAGCCTGATTAGTAAGGGCTGCTGCGATCTGGATCTTATCAAGGTCAAAGACTTCCTCACCCTTTAGAAGCGCGAGATTGCCCTTCTCGATGGCTTGCTTTAGTTTAGCTGCCTTCAATGCTGCTAACTCAGCCGCTGTCATCTTTGTCTTAATAACATTTGTCTTTTTAGTAATGGCGAACTGTGTCTGTAATGACTTAAGGTGAGCGTTATCAGATGCCTTTTGGATAGGGGCTTGCTTACCTGCTTCACGCAATGCTTCTAAATAAGTGCCTAGCACGGGGATCATTCCCACATTAAAGTTGCCAATAATAGGCAAGTCCTTTAATTTACCAACTAGAACTCCTACACCACGAATAACATCTGCAATGTAAAGGGCGGTCTTTTCCATGTTGGTTGCCAATTGCGCCACGCTTGTATCTTCACCAAGATTGGTAAGAGCATCAATTAAACCAGTACCAATGATCTCGCTTACATTGGCTGCTGCTACACCAAGCTTGTCGATTGAACCTTGAAAAGTGTTAGCTGCTGCTGTGGCTGATCCCTTAAAGGTTGTCTGTAATTCTTTAGTGATCTCCTCAAAGGATTTAGCCTTAAGGTCTGTCTTTGAGATACCAACACCAAGCTTGGAAAGTGCGGTGTTATTGCCTAAGTATGCCTTGCTAAGAGCACCTGTAACACTAGAAAGATCCTTGCCAGTAGAGGCTGAAATGTCTAATGCTAGATTAAGAAGTCTTTGAGATTCTGCTGTGTCTTGTGTGGCTATTGCTAATGTTTGGTAGGCAGGGCGAAGCTTGTCATCGACAATGCCGAACTCGCTTTGTAATGCTTGGATGTAGGCTTCAGAGCTAGCAGCATCTCGACCAAGACCGACATTTTTGAGAGCAAGGGCAAGCTGTTGCTGTGCCTTCTGATCTTCTGCTGCTGCTTTGATTGAAGCCTTGCCGTAAGCGATTACTTGAGCAGTACCAAAGGCTAAACCAAAGGTCTTAGCCAGTTGCTTGACATTCTTTGTTAGCTTGTCAGTTGCTGAGTCTGCTTGCTTGAACGCCTTATTGCCTGTGAACTCCGCTGCAATGTCAATAAATACATTAGCCATGAGTTACACCTTTGCCTTAGCGTTGAGTTTATCGGCTGCGCCTTGAATAGCCTTTAAGACTGCTTCTCTGGCTTTGCCATTATTTTCTTCATAAGCTCTAAACAATGCGCGACCTGACATCTTGTCATCGCCCTTCATTGGAGAGTAATACTTGCCCATCTGGTTTTGCACAAAGCGACTCTGTGGAGTCTTTCGCCCCATGGTCTCATAGATAGCACCTGCCGCTGTTTTGTTAAACACGCGAGCAAGGGATCTAAATCCTCTGCGGTTAGGCTTTGATGGTGTTGTCTTGTAACCAATGCCAGCTTTAACGATACGAGCTGTGTATGTAGGGAAGCGAGCCTGAGAGTTTTCTCTCGCTAACCATCCGCTGAGGACTTGGCTATCATCTGGCAGATACCCACGCGCTGCCTTAGTAATAGGCTTAAGGGCTGCGCCAACCTCTTTAGGTAATGC